ATGTTAGAATAGAAGAAGAAGATTATGTTGAATAAAATTATATTATTATTATTATTATCGAGTTGTTCATTTAAGGTCACACAAGATAAACAAATAGAAAGTGGTATTGTAAAAAAACCTGTGACTTTAAATAATGATAAGATAATAGTAGAAGATTTAAAAGATGAACAAGAGTTGACACCATTAGAAGAAGCGAAAAGAAGAATGGAACTAAGACTTTTGGAATTACAAGTAGAGATAAATACAGAAAGTCAATGAATGGAAACAGGGAACCTAAGATTATATATACTTAGAACACTATTAACAAAAGAAAAATATGATAAACTAAAATCAGAAATAGAGGAATCTATATTTCAAAATGGTGCGAGAGAGATATATAAAACAATAGGATATATTTATAGAGATAATCCTAACATTACAGAAATAAACTTTAGTGATTTAAAGTTAGCCTACTTCAACACCTACTACCCCAATACTAGTTTTGCTTCTCAAAAGAATATACATGAGTTAATAAACAGTATAGAGAATCAAGAATCTCCTAGTGATGATGTAGTATCTACTGCTTTGAAGTCTATGTATCGTATTAAAAAAGCAGATGAGTTAGCTAGGATATGTTTAAGTATATCCAATAATCCTAGTAGTAATAGTCTTAAAGAAGTAGAAAAGTTTATGGCTAATGTAGATGAAGAACAAACACAACAAGAAAGTGAAGCGGTCACTAAAGATGTAGATAAAATTGTAGAAGCCTTACAAGAACAAGGTGAGTTTAAATTTAATTTACCTTCATTACAAACAGCAACCAATGGTATTGGTAGGGGAAACTTTATGATTGTATTTGCTAGACCCGATGTAGGTAAGACTGCGTTTTGGGTTAGCCTTGTGGCCTCACCTAATGGATTCGCATGGCAACAAAAGAAAGTTTCTATATTTGCTAACGAAGAACCGGCAATTAGAACACAGATGAGATTACTTAATGCTTCCACAGGATTACAAAGGGGTAATATTCTTAATGGTAGTAGAGATTTAGCTAAACAAAAATGGGCCACAATCAGTCCTTACATAGATAACTTTGATTGTGTGGGAAAAACTATGGATGATTTAGATGAGTATTGTTCTACTAATGATGTAGATATATTAGTCATAGACCAATTAGATAAGATAAATGTATCGGGAAAGTATAATGCTACCCATGAAAAACTAAGAGAAGTATATACTCAATCAAGAGAGTTAGCCAAACGACATGACATACTAGTGATTGGAATGTCACAAGCTTCAGCAGAAGCACAGGGTAGGTCTAGGGTGACATTTAGTACAATGGAAAACTCTAAGACAGGTAAAGCTGCGGAGGCTGATATCATTTTAGGTATTGGTAAAGAAGACGAAGTAGAAAATTATTTAGAGGATTGTGTTAGATTTGTGACACTATCTAAGAATAAACTAACGGGTGACCATGCAGAGTTTGAGGTAGTTCTTAGACCTACAATATCACGTTATGCAGAAAGGAACTAGATGATAACAGTATTAGATATAGAAACAACATTTACAAAAGAGGGAGACCCTTCACCATTTAATCCGGATAATAGATTAGTGAGTGTAGGTATCAATGATGAATACTATTTCTTTTATCATGATGAAGAAATAAAAAAAGATTTAACAGAAAGTAAAAAGGCCATACAAGATATATTAGATAAATCAAATTTAGTGGTGGGACATAATCTTAAGTTTGATATGTCATGGCTTTATCAATGTGGGTTTACATACAAAGGCAAACTCTATGATACCATGCTAGGTGAGTACATTATAAACAGAGGTGAGAAGAAATCTGTATCATTAAAAGAATCCTGTAAACGTAGAGGTATCAGTTTAAAATCAGATATACTAGCCACTTACATGAGTGAAGGATATGGTATACATCAAATACCTATGTCCAAATTAGAAGAGTATGGTAAGCAAGATGTTAAGATAACTAAAGAATTATATGAAGTACAAACACAAGCTTTTGATAATCATGCTAATAATAATTTAATTCCTACTAGAGACTTGATGAATAATTTTCTACAGGTCCTTATAGACATGGAAATGAATGGTAATCATGTAGATTCTGATAAACTAGACTTAGTTGAGAAAGAATTAAATCAAGAATACTATAAACTTAAAAGTAAAATAGATAAAATTGTAGCCCAAATGATGGGTGATACTAAGATAAACCTATCATCTACCGAGGATTTATCTAAGGTTATTTATTCTAGAAGAGTGCAAGATAAAAAACAATGGGCTGAGTTATTTAATATTGGTATTGACAAAAGAACTAAAAGACCTAAGAGAAGACCGAGGATGACAGATAGAGAGTTTCAACACAATGTTAATAAGTATACTGATACTATATATAAAACTGTGGCTAGTCAATGTAAAACTTGTAGTGGTGTAGGTTTACTTAGACACACCAAGGTAGACGGAACACCTTTTAAGAACATGTCAAAATGTTCTGATTGTAAAGGTGAAGGTATGTTATTCTTAGAAACAGAAGCCAAGGCAGGGTTTGGTTGGTCCCCTAGAACAATCCACGATGCCTCCCAAGGTGGATTTAAAACAGATAAAGATACTTTAAATAAAATATCTGTGTTTGCAGAAGGCACATTAAAAGAATTTGTAGATAGTATTATGAGATATAGTGCAGTAGAAACTTATCTTAATACATTTATAACAGGTATAAAAGATAATACAAGAGAAGATAGTATACTTCATCCCTCATTTAATCAGCATATAACTACTACAGGAAGACTATCTAGTTCCAAACCTAACTTCCAAAACATGCCAAGAGGTGATAAGTTCCCTATCAAGAAAGCTATTACATCTAGATTCTACAATGGTAAAATTATTGAGGTAGACTTTGCACAGTTAGAATTTAGAACTGCAGTATTTCTAGCCCAAGATAAACAAGGTATGATAGATATAGCAGACGGAGTTGATGTTCATCAATACACTGCAGATGTTATTGGATGTTCAAGACAAGACGCAAAGGCCCACACATTTAAACCTTTGTATGGTGGGATGATGGGTAAGAAAAAAGAAAAAGAATATTATCAAAAGTTTTTAGAGAAGTATGAAGACATTGCAGAGTGGCATAGAAAGTTAGAAGATACTGCAATCAAATCTAAAATAGTAAGACTACCTAGTGGTCGAGAATATTACTTCCCTAATATCTATAGAAGAAAAGACGGCAGTAGTACACAATCTACCGCAGTTAAGAACTATCCTGTTCAAGGATTTGCCACAGCAGATATAGTTCCTATAGCCTGTATTAATGTGTGGAATCTATTAAAAGAAAATAATATGAAGACACTATTAATAAATACTGTACATGATTCTGTGATACTAGACGTGCATCCGGATGAATATAGCCAAGCATTAGAGGTTCTAAACAAAGGATTTTCTAGTATAAAAGATTCACTTAAACAAAGGTTTGATTGTGAACTTAATGTACCTTTAGATTTTGAAATAAAGAGTGGGGAAAATTGGCTTGACTTATCCACAGAGTTGTGATATAATAGTAGAATATAAGGAGGCATAAATATGTCAAATGAACTAAGCAATCTAGACAACTTATCTAATGATAAGATTATGGCTATGGTCGGCCAAGATGTCGACATGGGTGGCTCATCTTTAGCTAGGTTGTCTATTAACTACGAAGCAGAAGATAGTGACGGCAATGCTATCAAACGAGGCTTGTACAAAGTTGAAGGTACAAGTAAGGGTACTGTGTATGCAGAGAAAGTTTCTTTTAGACCTTTTCTAAATACCTTTCAATACAAAAAGTATGATGAAGAAAACGAGCAGAATAATTATAAGACTGTTATGTTTAGAAGTTGGTCAGATTCTAAGATAGATACCAACGGAACTGAATCATGTGGGAGTGTACCTAAAGCAGAACGAGAGAATCTAGACCCTGTTGCTAAGATAGAACAGGAAAAGATTACTTGTTATAGAAATGTCTTTGGTGTTGTGTCAGTCAAAGGTAAGTCTTCAAAAGGTGAAGAGATTATCTTGACAAATGAACCTGTAGTATACCGAGTAAGAGGTGTAAACTTTATGCCAATCGGCAACATGCTACAAAGTTTATCTAAACGTAATAAGATAATGTATAATACTATTCTTGAATTTGATGGTGTTGAAAAACATACCAAGGGTAGTGTCACTTACTTTGTTGCCAAGATTAAAGATGGCAATAAGGATGTTAAATTTTCTGATACAGATAAAGAAACATTAAAAGGTTTCTTAGAATATGTTGAATCAGAAAACAGTTATGTTAAAGAAGAACATAGCAAAGCTAAGAAAGGTCATACAACAGCAGAAGATGTGTTGGATGATGAGATACTAAAAGAAGTAACAGCTTGACTTTCTTAGAAGAAGTAAAAGCACTATTGTCACAGGCCCAACGTAAGCCTGTGGCAATACCTAAAGAGATACTTAAACAGTTTCTCAAAGACTGCAAACAAGCAGTAGAAAAACAATTTACTCAAGAGAGGGAATCAGAGTTTAGAATTAGAATGTCTAGTATTGGCAAACCTTTATGTCAATTACAAATGGAAAAGAAATATTCCGGAGGTAATGCCGTACAGTCTTATGAAAATTATAATAATAAATTAAAGTTTTTGTTTGGGGATTTATTAGAAGCAGTTGTGATTATGCTTTTAAGAACTACCAAAGCTAATATACAAGGTGTTCAAGGCAATGTCAAGTACAAAACCAAATGGTTTGACATGAAAGGAACATATGATATAATAATAGATGATAAAGTTTATGATATTAAAACTGCATCACCTTTTGCTTTTGATAAAAAGTTTGGGGAGAGTGGTGGTGGGTTTGAAAAGGTTGCCAAGGATGATGTCTTTGGGTATTTAACACAGGGATATTTATATTCCGAAGCAACAAAGAAACCTTTTGGTGGGTGGATTGTTATCAACAAAGCTACCGGTGAGATACTGTTAAGTGAACCACCACAAGATGATTCTGAATATAGAAAAGAAGCAATACAAAAAGCTTTAGATAATACTAAAGCACTAATGGAAAATAAACCTTTTGAAAAATGTTTTGATGTTGAAGAAGAAATGTTTTACAAGAAACCTACAGGTAATAAAGTATTAGGAACTGTCTGTTCTTATTGTCCATTTAAACAAAAGTGTTGGGGTGATGATATACAATATCTACCACAACAACAATCTAAAGCATCCAATCCTAAGTTTGCTTGGTATGTAGAAGTAAATAATCCAAAGGAGGTTATACATGAAGCATAACTCAAACTTTAAATATGATTTAGAATGGGGTAAACAAGGGGAAACTGTTGTTGCAGAAATACAACAAGGGGAAAAGACTGAAGTAAAATCAGAAAGAGATAAGTGGATTAAGACAGGTAATCACTATTGTGAATATCAAAGTAGGGGAAAAGAGAGTGGGATTAAAAAGACACAAGCAGAATGGTGGACAATTAATTTCTACAGTGGTAATAGATTTTGTTTTAATTTAACATTAAAGACAAAAGATTTGAGAAGTATTATTAATAAGAATAACTTTAACAAAGTTCCCGGCGGGGACAACAATACTTCATGGGGATATTTAGTTCCTATTATAA